CTCGTGGTATCAGGTCGCAATAACTTTCGCAAGACACTCTATCCCAATTATAAAGGTAACAGGGGGGCAAAGCCGCCATTGTATGATCCATTGAGCAAGGCAATGAAAGAGATGTATGCGGACAGGTGGTATCAGCATGATCAATTAGAAGCTGACGATTTACTAGGCATAATATCTACCAATGGAAAGGTAGACAATCCCATTATATGTAGCATAGATAAAGATATGCTGTCTGTGCCCGGGTGGCACTACAACTGGGATAAGGATGACTGGCCTACCTATGTGAGCCAAGAGGAGGCTAACCACAACTGGCTAGTGCAGCTACTCATGGGTGATAGCACCGATTGCATCGAAGGCATGAAGGGTATTGGCAAGGTAAAGGCAGAGAAACTTATTAAGAAGTATAGGAACCCAGAGCTTAGTGTCCCAGAGCAAGCCAAATATATTTATGAGAAGGAAGGTTTTTCTCTTGACCAGTATTACGCCTGTTTGAATACTGTGACCATCTGGAGGAAACCATTACCGGAAGCACTCTTAGATAACCATCTAATCACAGAAATAGTAAAAACCATACCAACACTAGAATAACATGGATATAAAACAAGAAAACATCGAGCGCATACAAACGCGCATAGACATGATACGCCAAGAGTCACGCGCTCTTTCCTACCGCATTGAGAGAATGACTGAGCAGCGCAAGGCACTGTCTCAGGAGAAGAGTGATCTCAAGGACAAACTAGAGGTTGTCAGTGCAATGCCTACCAAAGAACTTATTGAGGGAACTAGAGAAGCCCTTGCCAACCTAAGCATCAGGGGATAAGACCATGGAAATAAATATAACATGGTCTACAGAGGATGTCCTACATCAAGCAAAGGAAAAAGGTGTAAAGCTTACCGAAGATGAAGCCAATGAAATACTGCTGCAAATGGAGCGTAAGCACGATGCTGACATTGGAATTAGTTGGACAACCATTGATGTCTACATAGATGATCTTGTGGATGCAAGAGACTACTCGTACTAACTGAACATGAGATGCGACAAACATAGGTTCGGCAAGATATACGCCATTGCTTGCGGCTCATACGTCAAGGTAGGGATGACATACGATTCAGTAAAGGAACGCATGAAATCCTTACAGACAGCGAACCCCATTCAAATGAGCATTATGTTTGAGGCTGCCGTCGATGAGCAACAGCTAGGTGCTACGACTGGTCAGGTTGAATACGCCATTCATCAGAAACTAGAATCCTTCAAGGTTCGTGGAGAATGGTTCCAGATTGATCGCTCTCAAGTAATTAGTGCCATCCTAGAAGTTATTGAAGGCTGGGAGCCTGTGACCAAAGTTAGAGATAACCTTCCATGCAAGACGTTCATGGTGCGAGTGACTGAGGAACAAATGAAATACTTAGACAGCCGCATACGGAACCAAACTATCTCTGACTGGTTACATCGTGCCATTTGCGAAAGGATCGAGCGACAGAAGAAAAATGAGCAATCCAAATAAGTCTTATAACATATGGAAGGCCATGGTCATTGGGAATAGCACATGGTCAGCTATGGTTATTAGGAACAAGTTTGAGAGATGGGACGATAATTTCGTTGACATCAAAGACATGGAGCCTAAAGAACTATTTGAATATTACTTATCCACTAAAGAAATAATAAAAAACCATAAACCAAATAATATGAAAATAGAAGTTCACACCAAAGAAATTGACCCGCACACAGAAGTGTTCGCCCTAGACGTAGACGATGTATCATTGCAGCGTTTGCAGTATGGGGAAGTTGGAAGCCCTCATCCCTATGTTAAGGTGGCCGATGTCGCCGAAGCTTTACAGCCCAAGGCTCCACGTAGCGATAGCGATCTCTTAGATTTGATAGATAACCAAGGCTACACCTACTGCTTCTTTGCCTCCGAGGGAGAAGTTACAAAGAACAAGCACAGGTGCGTTGCCATCTATTCCCCTACTGGTCAGCAACTCACAGGGGTTGCAGAAGGATTTGAAACTGTCAGGGAAGCCCTTGGCTACGTCCTAGACATGGAAGAACAATCATAGAAAGGATACAATGTGGATACTACCAAAGCAATTACACATCTCAGTCTATGCTCCGGATACGAGGGCATTGGTCTCGGACTCCGAAGCGTTCTCCCAACTCTGCGAGAAATCGCTTACGTGGAGAGGGAAGGATTCCCTATCGCGAACCTGGTTGCAAAGATGGAAGCGGGAGAACTGGATGCAGCACCTGTGTTCACGGACGTTAAAACCTTCCCATACGGAAAGTTTCGTGGAATCGTGGACATCCTTTCCGGAGGATTCCCGTGTCAGCCATTCTCAGCTGCTGGAAAGCGTCAAGCAACTGAAGACCCCAGACACCTGTTCCCCTACATCGCAGACGGAATCAGGGAGTGCCAACCTAGAATTGTTTTCCTCGAAAACGTACAAGGAATCCTCTCCTGCAAGACAGCTGACGGAGAGCCAGTTCTCCAGTATGTCCTCAGAGAGTTGGAAGGAATGGGTTATCGAGCAACGGCAGGAATATTCTCAGCGGAAGAAGTCGGCGCACCTCATCAGAGAAAGCGAGTCTTCATCATGGCCTACCGCAACAGTGTTCGACACGACGGGCGGGAGTTATCCGACCGAGATGGTGGATGGAGTATACCGAAGCAAACACAGCCAAGAACCGAGCAGCCCTTGGTACGGGGCGAAGCTGAAGGATGCAGTAGAGACTCACGAGAAGAGTTGGCCTACTCCAACGATTGCGGAAGTGTCAGGGGGGATGAGATTGGATCAGATCAAGTCCGGCAAGTGGAACAACATTCAACTCAGAGAAAAGATAGCCCTATTGGAAGAGGAGAAACGGGACAACTGGCCAACGGCATCAGCGCGGGACTGGAAGGACACAGCGGGAATGAGCAAGGAGAGGGACGGCAAAGCATTAGGCAGGGTAGACCAGTTACCGCGATCGGTTTACCACCACGATGGCCTTCTCGACCAAGCGAACCTCAATACGACTGGGAAGAGCCAAGAGTCACAGGGCAAGCTGAATCCCAACTGGGTCGAGCATCTAATGGGTCTTCCAGCAGGGTGGACAGACTTAGGCTCTTGGGAAACGGAGTAGTTCCTCAAACCGCAGCCAAGGCATTTATAACATTAATCAATAGACTCATTTGAAAGTAGAGAAGCCATACAACTCAGGTCAATGGACTAAGGCTCGTTATAGGAGCTTTATCATGTCTGCTTTGCGTCGTGCTCAATGGCCTGTTAAGTATGAAACTATTCGATCTGCTTTTGTTCGTGATGGTGTGAACCCCGCAACAGGGCGCAAGTGTAAGCTGCACAAGTGCTCTGCTTGCGGGGAACTATTCCCGGCCAAGGACATGAGAGCAGATCACATTGACCCCATCGTCCCAGTCACTGGCTTTGACAACTGGGATGCGCTCATAGCCAGACTGTTCTGTGAGATAGGTGGGTTCCAGGCTATCTGTGTGGAGTGTCATTCAATCAAGACCAAGGCTGAGAACGCAGAGCGAAAGAAGAACAAACTAGTGAACAAATAATCACCATACCCCAAAATTTAAATATCATTGAATATCAACGATTTGTAAAATAATTAAAAAAAAGTATTGATTTATTTTTTTGGTCTGTCATAACATTAAATCATCGCATGACTGCGACACATAAAAACACACAACCAATAATATATATAAAATGAATCAAGAAATAAATATAGAAGAAATTACGGATGGCCTATGGAATCTCATCGGAGGAGACAGATGGGGAGAGCATGAAATGACCGCCAAGTTTGTTTTGGATCAACCCCGCATAAAAAATGGCGCACCCAGAATGCTGGATAGTAAAATTCTTAAGAATGGATTACGCAGGTTCGTTGAGGCTCGTCCACAAGCAGCTACGGATTATTTAAAACAAGCTATCTAAATCAACATCAACCAATAATATATAAAATGAAAATCACACTAGACACACCACCACCTCAAGAGGACATGAAGTTCCGCGCATCGGTAGACTCAAAGGTTATAGGGTTCGCCCCATCACTCAACGCTTGTAAGAAGATGCTTACTGCCAAGAAAATCAAAGAGGTAGGCGGGGGCTTCAGCACCGGCTATGTCGATGAGTTCGATCATGAGTATGCGCCTAACGATTGGCAGCAGATTGCATCACGCATTGTAGGTTCTGGCCATGCAGTTCCAGCGGGATGGTATAGCGACCAATAGACTTTACACTAACCACTAACTAATAATATTATGTCTAGAACTAAACCAAGATCAACAGGGTCTTCAAACCCTGCTACCAAGTTCCTTCAATGGAACACACAAGCTTCCGCATGGGAGTTTTACGATAAAGAAGCCCAAGCGTCTAAAACACTACCAC